ATTTCTATTCCAATGGTATGTGCAGCGTTGCGTGTATGGAAATGTATTCAATTACCAATTAAAGACGCCTTTCATGGATATTCCGCAGGCGCTTTGGAACTTACCGCCTTCGCGAATGGTGCTTAAACGCTCCGGGCTTATCTTCAAACAGACTGACATTAAGAACATCATTGACGGTTACGAGTTAATGCTTGACACACAGACAACACAAAAATACACCCCGGACGAAATCATTCAGTTCAGTATGCCGAATTGCGACGATCCTTTACTGGGCAGTTCGCCTCTTTTGGCAATTCGTATGCCTATATCAAACCTACGTGCGACACACGGCTTCTTAAACGTAGTCATGACAAAGAAAGGCGCGCTCGGTATTTGGAGAAATGAAACGCGGACCGCTGAGGGATTTGTGCCAACGACAGACGAAGATAAGAAAATGATCAAGGGAATGGTTAAAAACTACGGTGTAGGCGACAATCAAATGCCTTTCGCTGTATCTGACGGTAACCTTAAATGGGAGTCTTCTACGTTTCCACTTGGTGACTACAAAATCTTTGAGACATTCGACGCGAACAAAACAGCGATCATTGATTTCTACGGAGCATCAAAAGACATGTTCAGCTCCGGGTCCATCGGTGGTAAATCCGGATCAACGTTCGCGAACAAAGAAATGGCTGACCGTAATTGCTACCAGAATACACTTATCCCAATCGCTAACGATATGGCAAACGGATTCAGTAAACGTTGGGGGTTGCTTGACAAAGGCCATGTACTCAGACTAAATTATGACCATATTCCAGTCTTGCAAAAGGATTTGAGTCGTGAGGCGGACATCTTGCTAAAGAAATCACAGGCAGCAACCACATTGCTTCAGTCAGGCGTAACAGCAGAGGCCGTGTCTGAGATCACCGGATTGGAGCTAGGTAAGGTGCAACAAATCCAAACAACCACTACACCTTCTTGATAATTCCCCAGGCGTGTAAGTGCAGCACGACGTATCTGATTGCATCCATGCAATGATTATTCATATCTTCAGGCTCATCTAAGATAGTGCCGTCGTTACCAATTTCACGGGAATAGTTTTCTTGCTCATATTCGATATTCTCTGAATCGGTAGTATAGTAAATATCGAGGTTCTGCATCATATCAATACCGTCAATGATTGACCCCTTTGGCTTGTTCGCTCCGAATGCTTGCCAGCCGTTACGACGTAGGGCCATAATCTTCTTTGGCCGGTTACTGTCGCAGATCACAGTATATTTGCTTGACATGCCTTTTTTGTTGAATATGTAAGTCACCAAACCTTCGTCGTCGGTAGAAATCTGTGCACGTTCTGCCGTATTCATTCGCTCACGGATTAAATTCTCAGAGTCGTAGTTCAGTTCTCGCACGTAAAGCTTACCGTCGTTATACTTGCACTCAACAATCGCCCATGGATCTACCGCGCCCCAATCTGTGCAGTACCAAATCTTATAATCTAGTTTTTTATAGTCTTCAGGCGAAATCTGGCTCCATCTGAAGATACGGTTAGGACGCTCGGCTTTCTCACCAAGGCCGTACACTGACCAGTTAAATTCGTTGGCTGTGCGCTTAGCGTGGTTATCGCGGCATCTGATTAGTTCTGATAGTTGTTTGTCTGTAAACTTTAGCGTGTTAGCGGCTATATCGTACTCGAATGCCTCGTTTTCTGTGATGAGTTTGTCACGGACGATGGACGTTTGCTTAACTGTTTGGTAGGATAGTATCTTATTCCTGGATTCCTGTGGGCAAAATGGATTGTCTTGAAAAGTTGATTGTATTGTGATCGATCTTTTATCAAGCGCAATGTCCTCAACCCAATGCCCTTTCTTAGGGTTATAATCGATTATCACAAAATCACTTGTCCGTTGATCTATCTGGTCAAACGTCTCTCTACTGATTTTGTATGGCTCGTTAAACCAAGCGCCAGATTGAGTGAGTCCGTGAACCGTTTCCTCATCATCTGTACCATGAATCTCAAATGTACTGTCGGTTGAGTAGGTGAAGATTGATTCGGTTTTATTGAAATCCTGTGCAACCTTATACCTATTTGTAGTTTTTAAACGCTTTAAAGCGTCTTGCAGTACGGTTTTCTTAGCATCGGTTTTCGTATCTCTCCATGCTGTCAGGCGTTTATTCCTATTTTCGCGGGCATAAAGGTCATAACAATCGATTAGTGAATAAGTCTTGGAGCTACGCGAGGAACCTCGATTGAGAATATACCTCCAATGCCGACCTGATCCGTATAGCTCTTTTGATGTAGACTCACCATTTCCGCACCACGAACAACTTACTTCGTTTACATGTCCTAGACCGTTACACGTTTCACATAGTTTGTGTATCGCCTCCCAATTCTTTTGAAAAACTATTGTTGCTTGGATGTTCATTCAGACGGAGGAACGACGGTGATTTTTATCGGCTCGACGCCTATCTCCTTGCCGTTGCTTGTTACGTCTGTTGAGTCGCGGATGCCTAACTCAGCCTTTATTATGTTTGCGTTAAATGCTCCAACTGCCGCGCCTTCAAACTTTTGGGTAAAAATAATTTGCTCTATACGTGATATGACTTGTAAAAAATCTTTTGAAGAATCCTTCAATGTATTCAAAAGTCTCCATTCTGATATGTCTAAAAACACACACAATCCTGACTTAGTATAAGGCGTTTCGGATTCGCGTTCGACCTCTTGGGCGTCTTTACCAACCCAATCCTTTTTTACCCACTTACGCTCATCTGTGTGAGCAAAGTATTTGCATGCTTCTTCCCAAAGGAGTTCAGGGTCTGCGAATAATTTATCGCGACCGTGCTTTGTGCGCAATTTCCAAAACTGATTTCCTATTGGCGCTCCCATTGTTTATTTATTTAAACGTTTCTTAAACGTTTTCTTATTTACTAAAAATCCTTCAAGCCACTCTTGAAAGTGCTTTACTTTGTTTGGCGTCATTTACAGGTTGTTGTTTGAGAGTATACAGAGCCTGAGTTTGTGCCGTTGGCTTCGTATTGCTCCATTTCTTCTTTGGTGCCTTCAAACTTAGTGACGACTTCGGAGTGAATACCTTGCACATCTGTAATAATCGTGCATTTATAGGTTTTTGTGCAGGACGCCAGGCAGACGGCAGCGATGGAAAATAGGATTACTTTACGCATATTTTTTTGTTTTTGTCTCTGTATGCCACCATTGGTATCAAGTCCAGAGCGTGAGTCGGTTAAGACTTCTGTTACGGCGGTCGGAGTTAAGTTATCAAACATATCGTTCTGGCTTGCTACGTTTATAACCGTCATGCCATTCCCTCACATGCAGCCATGAAGGGCAGAACAGGAATACAGGCACGAATAACCACCAAGAGAAATCCAAGCACAAAAGCGTGAATAGGATGAGCCAAATGGCGTTATAAAATGTTATTGGGTACTTATTCATAATTGCGAATATAATGAAAATTTTAAGACTGCACAATAATTATATTAAACGCACTTTCCGTCCTTTGAGTATTAATCTTCTTATCCGTCTATCTATAAACGAATTGCCGTTTAACGCTTGAATTTTAGAAAAACAAACAACATGCGTTTTCTTATAAAAACGAAGCTTAATACGTCCTAATATTGACCTTCGAAGACTTATCAATCCGCTTTTCATAAGTCAAAGATATTAAAAATTTCATTCATAATTGCAATTTGTTGAGACTCTTCTTTGCGAAACTTGTTTGCAATGGTCTCTTGACCCGTTCGAATGCTGTGCAGCCATTTGTCCGGATGTGCTGCGCAAATGATCGGTATATTGTTTTGGGCAGCGTCGAGAGACAGTACAAGGTCGGACATACATTTGAACGGTGAGTGTGAGATATTCGGACGGTATTTGTTCAGGTTTATACCCATAACGCCTGTGCCTCCAACGTGTACTTTTTTGTCAAGTGGAGTGTAGTTCAGATATGAGTAGCAAAGATGTCCGCCTCGATAGTAAGAATGACGTCCGTGTGGGACCAATTCTCTGCCGTGGAAGGTTACTATTGGGTGGGATTCCAACGAGCGTAGCATAGTAGCTACATAATCCTCGGGATACAGAATATCGTCGTCGCATGTAAGGTACATGTCTTCATTTGCGAATGGAACGAAATAGAATTTGCCGTTATCGGTCAGATCTTCTATGGGGATTTTGTTAAGCGCAAAGTCGAAGCCAGGGGGAATGCTGGTATAGTTATTCCAACAAATCCGCACAATGTCGACCTGTTGACGAATTGAAGCCACAGCAAATTCAAGCGCCTGAAGGCGTTTTTCACCGGGATATGTCACGAAGTTTGCGGAGGTTATCATCTTTGTAAACGGTTATTGCCTTGGTAACGAAGATTGCGGCGGTAGAAAATTCTGAGTTCGGTTTGGGTTAGAGGTAGATCCAGGAATAAAGCAAGCGCCTGAGAGTCTGGGAATATTTCATGTAACGGTTGGGTACGGCGGCGGCGTAGTGTGTCAGTCACATGCGCTGCGCGTACCATTGAAACAGTGTTTAGGGATTTCCATCCTTTACCACTTCTTATTGGGGAGTTATTCATATCAATTTATTGTTTTTTGACATTTTTACTTTGAAGTTGTGAACTGCGTTCTCGATGTAAACCTGACGTTCGTCGCCTTCCAGATTTACCGGAACATTTATTCCAATGCTGGTTCTTGTAGTGACCTGAACGGTTGTGAGTTTCGTGTCTTTAGCGCCAATCTTATCAAGCTCGCGTCTGGTTTCGCATCCTGTTTCGGCTCTAAGGTTGTGGCGGATTACTTCATCTTGTTTCATATCTCTCACGAATTAATTGATGTACTCTTTTTCTTGCTGCCTGATCTACATTTGTGCCAAGCGATTTTTGTTTGTTGTGCCGGCGATATGTGTACACAATATCTGGACAAAACGCTAAACGGCAACCAGCTTGCAGAAGGCGTAAATGATATTCCCACTCTTCGCCTGTTGTTAATGATTCATCCCAAAGGCCAAATTTATCAAGTAGCGAAGCCCGGTATAAACCAGAAGAGCCGAATATACCATTTTTACGAAGACAAGACTCAAAAGTTGTATAAGGCTCGGTTAATGTGTAAGGTGAACGTTGCCCGCCTTCGAATAAGTTTTCGGCGCGACCATGAACGAAATCTGCAGAACCAATACAAGCCAGACGGCTGCGCACTGAGTTTGTGGTCAGCATGTCGTCCTCGTCAAGTTGGCACCAGAACTCAGTTTTCACGTCTACGAGCGCCTTGTTTAGGTTTTGGCAAACGTTACCGTCGCCTTTTGACTCGATGACGATGGATGAGTATTGCGAATTTGCTGACTCTAAAGCCTGATCGAGCCAGCCGCGATCCTCTTTATATGGGATTATTATAGTTACTTTTTGCATGGGGCTTGAAGATTTTGAATCTTAGTAAGCAGTCTCTCATTCTCACGCATGATAGCGTTGTAACGTACCGTGGCCGCTTCTGTGTATTCAGCCAATGCTGCATTGTCGCGCTCACGTTGGAAATAAGCCTCTGATGAAAGTTTTTCGTACATTTCAACAAACGCTTCTTTATTTTGCTTGGATTCCGCCCAAGCCTTGTAAGCCTTTGACGTTATCCTGTTCTTGACCTCGGTTGGTAACTCTTTTAAGATATTCATAGTTGTGTGTTTAAAAATTTTGCAAGTTCGTCAGTATCTACATCGATGATGTCACCTTCTGGATTGGTTACTTGCTCGATGTAGATTGACGTTTTTGAAATAAATGTGTGAGGGAGGTCTCGGTCAACGGACGTTATTATGGTGTCTTCGGATGATACTATTCCGCGTACCTCATGACCTGACTCGAACTCGAATCTGTAGTTCTTTTCGTACGATTCGACTTTTACGGGGTTGTTTTGCCAGAA